GGTACCGGTAGCCACTCAGATAAGCCTTTGGACGACCACCAACAGTGTACAGGGGCTCTCCGGGCTAACCTATGACAGTTCTACCCTAGCTGTGACAGGCGCCATAGCCGCCTCCACTACAATCTCGGCGCCTAGTGCTATATTCACCTCTCTGACAGCGAGTGCTCTATCTGGTGGTTCTCCGATTACACTTTCGGGAGACACAATCACTTTATTCGGACCAGTTACTTCTACGAACGATCTGACATGTTCTGCTACTGTGAGTGGCTCAACCGGTCAGTTTGGAATTTTGGAAGCCGGCACCTTAACTGTCGACGGCAACACAACACTGGGATCAGCGGAGTACGCTCCGCTGCTCTCTTTAACTCTTAACCCCCGCACCATCAACATCCCCAATGTTCAGGCCGGCACCGACAACACTGTGGTGGTCTATGATGGAAGCACCCTCTTAACAGACGAGATTGACTCCCGAGTTTGGGGAAGCACTTTGGTCGATGTTAGCGGCACACCTGCTGCTAACCAAATCGCGCGTTGGTCGGATGCCAACACAGCACAAGGAGCCAGCACCCTAACGTATAACGGTACTATTTTGGCTGTAACGGGAGCAATTTCTGCCTCCACCAATATCTCGGCATCTGCTTTCTATGGGGACGCCACCAACATGACGGGGCTCCCAGTTGCCGCCATTAGCAATTACAATAATGCAACTGATAACCGCGTGATCACATCGGTCGATGCCTCTACAGTTCAGGGGGAGGCCAACCTTACGTTTGATGGGAGTAGTTTGGCTGTTTCTGGATTGCTCGATGTAAGTCGTGCATCTCACCCCACAAGCTTGTTTACTCATCCTGCCGACAGTGTCGCCGGCGGTATAATCGATTTATTGAATAGTAGAGGCGGAAGTGCTGGGCAAGCTAACGACTTTTGTGGAGGTGTAGCGTTTAAAGCGCCAGACTCCACGTCCACTGAGACTCAGTACGGAAAGATAACTACTCAGATAGGTTCACCGACGAATGGCGGCGAGGACGGACGTATGTATTTTGAAGTAACGACTGGCGGTGTCACGTCAACTGAATATCTTCGGCTGGATGGGCTCACCAACGCGATAACTGCGTCCAAGAATACTTTAGTTAACGCAAACTTAAATGTTTTGGGACACATAAGTGCTTCCTCGAATCTTTCAGCATCGACTTTAACTGCTGGCGGGCCAAACTTAGCGAACTCGACGTTATACGTTAGATCTCCCACCGACAATTCAGTTGTAGCCCTCTTCAAATCTCCGAGTCACGAGACCATCCTGGCTTTGACTGGATCAGGGCAAGTAGTTGTAGGCGGACTTTACCTTGATGGTAAATTTAATGTAACTGGTTCCAAGAACGATAAGCTAATTTCACTCAAAAGCGACACTGGTACTGCGTTTTATGTAAGCGGAAGTGGCGACACGTTTGTTTCGGGTAATATACAGATGCACACCGTGCACCCTATGATAGAGTTTACTTCTAGTCATGCTGCAAGCTCAAATGCACAAATAGGCATCAACAACGCGGGTAACATACTCGTCCAAAATAACACAAGTAACCAACACATAGTATTTAAAGCTAGCGATAACGGTACAATCAAAGAAGGGCTTCGTCTAGACGGCTCCGTTCCGGAAGTAGTTGTCAATCAAACAGCTGCCTCTTTGTTAAACTTTCGTGTGGAAAGCCGCAATAACCCACACATGCTTTATGTGAGTGGATCCACTGATCAGGTCGGTGTGGGCGTGTCAGATCCTGCTGTCGGTGTAACGCTTGATGTTTCTGGAAGTGCTATACGCCTCCGCGATCCCAGCACCCCCGCCAATGCGAGCCACCCAGGTGTTCCCGGTGAGATTCGCTGGGACGCAGATTACATCTATATTTGTGTCGGGGTGGATACTTGGAAGAAGGCAGCGATTAGTACTTGGTAGCAGTATCATTAAAAATTGGTTTTTGAGGACAATTAGCACTACTTATTTGTGAACTATTGTCATATTAGGAGTCAATTTATGTCTACTTTGCTTAGCGAAGCTATCATCGACGCCAAGGCACTGCGCGAAGCAGCCTTGAAGAACGCCGAAACCGCGGTTATTGAAAAATACTCGCAAGAAGTTAAAGAAACCTTGGATAACTTGCTGGAGCAAGATGAGCTAGGTCTCGACGTGGCAGATCTAGACGCGGAGACGCCGGATTTAGGTGGTGCCCCCGCCGAGGCAGGCGCCGAAGACACTATTGATGAGGACAATGAGATCCCCCTTGCTGCTACAGATAACTTTTCTGATTTAGACGGCAAAAATTTAAAAGACTTTCCCGCTTCGGGCGAGCCAGTAGAAGTGACTATTGATCTGGGCGCATTACAAGAAGCTGTTGCAGCACTTGGTAATGAAATAAACGAGAACCAAGAATTTGACATCACGGCAGACGATATTGCTAATATTCTTTCGGAAGAAGGTGATGATTGCACTGATGAGAACGATGATGAAATCGTTGAAGCCGCCACAACTACCCTAGGCATGGCCGGAGATGAAGCTATAGAAGCAGATCCCGAATCAGACGAGAACGACTCAGCTGCAGCCCTCGCTGGCTCAGCTGCAGCTGAAGAGGCTGATGAGGACGCAATGTCCGGGATCACCGAAGACGACAATTTCGATTCGCTCGTAGATGCTATCGCTGAAAAACTTACCGTAGACATGGGCGCCACTCTCAAGGGTTGGGCCGGCCGATCCTCAGAGGATATGAAGTGGGAGATGGAAAAAGAAATCGCCCACCGCCGCAGCACTGATCTACAAGACGATTTACAAACTTTAAAAAAGGCTCAAGAAGAGTTGGTTTTCGAAAATAATCAAATCAATGAGCAAAATAAAAAATATAAGGAAGCAGTGCAAGAATTGAAAGAAAGTCTCCAAGACGTAAATCTTTCAAATGCGCGCTTGCTTTATACGAACCGTATTTTACGAAATACCTCCCTGAATGAGCGACAAAAAGATAAGATTGTCGAAGCGATTTCCAACGCCGGTTCAGTCCCAGAAGCGAGAACGATTTTTGAGACACTTCAAAGCACAGTGGAGGCGAAGCCTAAACAGCATCGCCCACAATCACTAAGCGAAGTAATCAGTCGTCGGTCTTCTACAATCAGGGCTTCTCGCCAAGAGACGCCTTCGTCCGATCCACTACAAGAGCGGATGAAAAGATTAGCTGGAATAAAATAATCATTATAATTTAAGGAGGTAATTTTAAATGTCTGGTATTGTTGAAAGATTGACTGAGGGTATTGTCAATCGAGATATGCGTTCCGAAGGACACGCATTGTTAAGTAAGTGGGAGAAGACCGGTCTTCTTGAGGGTTTAACTCAAGACCGTTCTCGCTCCGCTATGGCTCGTTTGCTTGAGAATCAAGCAAAAGAGCTTCTCCGTGAGAACAGCAGCATGGCCGCTGGTGATGTCGAGGGCTTTGCCGCCGTTGCATTCCCGATCGTCCGTCGTGTTTTTGCGGGTCTGATCGCTAACGATCTTGTTAGTGTTCAACCGATGAGTCTCCCTTCGGGTCTCATCTTCTTCCTGGACTTTACGTTCTCGCCGGATCTCGGTGGAACTGCAGGAGCCATTGATGACCGTCTTGGTAACCTTGCAAACAAGTCCATTTACGGTACTGACCGCGTTGCGGCTCAGATCACCGGTGGTGTTAACCTCGTTAGTTCGAGTGGTGCTGACCTTTCTGGTCCTCGCACTGTCTCGGCCCGCGGTTATGCATACGGTTCTCCGACTGGCTCTGTCTCGTCGGCCGCTGGTGCAGCCACTGCTAAGCTGAAGTCGTCATATGATGGAAGCACAAGTGCTGGTTTGCCGTCTATTCACAACATGTCTGAGGCTAACAAGAAGCTGATCGATTGGGATCCAGATCTTCTTGCATTGTCGGGCTCCGGCAAGAACTATCAGGTCGCTGTTATTGATTGCGCAAAGTCAGGCTTCACGTCTGGCCAAGCTGATTTCGATAACCTCGGGGCCTTCACCGTTAGTGCATCGGCAGCCTCGGCTTCGATGGATATTGGTGGATGGGCTCAGGTTCGTCGCCTTACTAAGGTTGTTCCGGCATCCGAAGCTGCGACTGGTGTTGAGTCTGTTCGTTACGTGTATGTTGCCGTCTCGGCATCTACGCAGATTACGAGTGTACAGAACGCTGTGGTTTCGCAAGTGCCAATTATCGATGACTTCCAAGCCGGCGGTCCCGTTGGTTCGGTCATTGGTGATCCCGTCTGGGGACTTGAGAATCAGGCTGATATCCCTGAGATCGACATTAAGGTCGATTCCGTGGCTGTCACCGCGATGACCAAGAAGCTCAAGGCTAAGTGGACTCCGGAGTTAGGTCAAGACCTTAACGCCTACCACAACCTTGATGCAGAGGTCGAGCTTACTTCAATCCTCTCTGAGCAGATTGCTCTTGAGATTGATCGTGAGATTCTCGGTGATCTCGTCGGCGGCGCAACGGCTGGTACTTATTACTGGTCACGCTCTCCGGGCTTGTTTGTGAACAAGGTTACTGGTGCAGAGGTTGGTGCTAGCACTAAAGCTCCCGACTTCACCGGTACGGTTAGCGAGTGGTATGAGACTCTGGTCGAGACCATCAACGATGTATCTGCACAGATCCACCGTAAGACTCTTCGTGGCGGCGCCAACTTCATCGTCTGTGGACCTGAAGTTGCCAACGTCCTTGAGTTTACCGCTGGATTCCGCGCTTCCGTCACAGCTGATGACGAGAAGGGTACCGTTGGTTCAGTCAAGGTTGGTTCTCTGAGTAAGAAGTTTGATGTCATTGTTGACCCATACTTCCTGCGCAACGTGGTCCTCATCGGACGTCGCGGATCCTCTTTCCTCGAAAGCGGATACGTATACGCACCGTACGTTCCACTGCAGACCACTCCCACAATCTTCGGACCGGAAGACTTCGTGCCCCGTAAGGGAGTCATG